TGTTTCCTACTAATTGCGTAATATTTTGATAAATAGCCATAAGGCACCTCCATTTAAAGTTACTGATTATTATATAGTAGAAAATGAAAAAAGTATAATATAAAAAAACTATCTCAGTGTTAAGAAAAAGCTATACCCAACCAATCATGGTATTTATGTAACAATTTGAAAACGTTGATACTACTAGCTTATTAAAAAATGTTTATTGTTGATATTGCCATAACTCGGTGTAGTTGTCGGGGAATTGTCGGGAAGAAGTCGGGGAAAATTATAGAACTTTCTTGTCAAATAGATCGGTAACATTATGTGCTCGTTCTTCTTTGATGTGAGTATATTGTTTGGTTGTTTGAAGGCTTGCATGTCCCAGGAAGTGCATGACATCTTCTGGTCTAGCTCCGGCAATGAGCGATTGAGTGGTAAAGAAGTGGCGCATAATGTGTGGAGTGATATAGATACTACATTCCTCGCTTACTCGTTTAAAAATTTTATTTAAAAAAGCAGGTCTTTCCAAATAGTATTTATTATTCTTTATTCGGATGCTCAGGTAATCCTTTTCCTGCTCAACAATGACGTCTGCTTTCTTTTTGACTTGCTTTGCTGTTTCCATGATCTGTAACAACAGCTCACTGCCTCTGTCATTTAAAACGACGTAACGCACAGAACTTTCTGTTTTTGTTCTTCCAGCACCATCTTTTGTCCTGTTGGAACGAGAGTCTCTTATATTTAAGACTGCTCGATTATTCGAATCGAAAGTAACGTCCATGAACCTGATACCACAGACTTCCCCGCGTCTAAGTCCAAAAATAGTCAGGTAGACAAATGCAAAATGTGTGGTCGATAGTAATTCTTCTGCGGTTTTTATCCACGTTTGAAAATCATCGATTATTAACTCTTTATTAAGAGGTTCTAACTCTGATTCCCCAAGATAAATACCAGACAATTTATTTTGTCTAAGATTTCCATTTTTGACAGCATCATTTAAAATAGAATTTAAAAGTCGATTACTGGTAAGCACACTATTTCTACGGTACTCACCAAGCATTTCTGCCAGATGTTCTTCGTAATCGTTGCGATTTATTTTTTTAAGCGGGAGGTCTCCCCACTTTTCTTTTATCATGGTACGATAAATACCTGCGTTAGTGTAGATGGACGTATCATTCCATTGACCTGTTTTTTCTTTCTTTACTGAGTAAATTTCCCAGTATTCATTTAAAGTCAGTTCTAGGTTGACATCCATTTCATCATGATAAATTCTTTCTTCAATATCCCTTAGAATTCTCTGGGCGTCCTTCAAGCTTCGTAGTCCGCTCTTGGTAAATTCTTTCTTGTCGCCATTAACAAAGTATCCTCTGCGGACATAGTAACGCAATCCTTTTTGGGTTTCGTACGTAAAAATATTTGGGTATTTTGTTTTTGTATATTTCATTCTCTTTTCCTTTCTGTAAGACCAATCTGGACAAGGTTTTTCGAAAGGATATTGGCATCACCTCCTTAAAGTGATATAATTAGAGTACGCAAAAGGTCCTGCTGAATAGCTGGTCTTTGCTTATTGGACTACCCTACACTCAAGCTTGCCGGCGGAGAGTGTGGGGATTTTTTTTGATTTATATAAAGACTTTAGCAAGGATGGGTACGCCAATCAACACTAAAAATGGTATTAAGCATCCACTTTTTTCTGTTGGTTGAGTACTTGTGGAAATATTTGAGATTCCTTTGTTTGAGTCTGTTTTCTTAGTCCGTGTAGGTTTCTTTTTATTTCCTTCAAGTGCCTTGGCTACTTTATTGATGTTACGAACTGTTTTTTTGTAATTAAAAGAAGATTTTTTAGCCATTAGTTTTAGTCTCCATCAATATTCCTTGTCTATATTCGAATGCTTCAGCATCTTCGGTTAATTCGATTGCCAATTCTTTATGTGTGTCTAGCACCGCTTTGATTTCTGCAAACGGAACTTTGAAATATTCCTTTCGCCCATTTACTTTGTTTACTCTATATTTTGCGAATGTACTATGCAATTCACTCTCCAGAACAAAAGCTTCCTCGCTAAAAATAAGGGCATGGACGTCGAATTGGAATGGTACAGATGCGCTGCCTAACTCTCTAATTCGTTCAAGTGGTTCCAATCTCCTAGTGACACCAATTTTATAGACATCCTCCCCGAATGCTCCAATATTGGAGATAATATAGACATATCCAGCAGTTGCGTGTCCTTCTCGGTAATCAATATCCTCTTCGATTTCATCTAACTCAGAGAGTTTATCCTGATATTCAGAAAGTTGAGATTTTAGTTTATCAATCTCATCTTGATTTGCAGTCTTTATGAGATCCTCGACATTAGCGAGCATTTGTTTAAAGTGTTTACGGTCTTTTTCTAACTGTTTACGTCTGTTTGCAATTTCAGCTTGTAGTTTTTTATCTTCTTTCTCTTTTGCTCGTTGCTCCCTCAAGAGTTCTTTTTCTTCTTGTTTCTGCATCTCGTATTCTGCTGCAAGGCGTAATTCCTCTATTTTAGATTCTAGATAAGGTAAGGTTAAACAGACCATATTCCGCTGATACATTTTATTGATTTGCTCGAAGGCCTTACGAAGAGCCTGGACCTTTTTATCAACGTTTGAGACAGTGATCTTTACTAAGAGAGCATCTGCCTCTCCATTGAAACCACGAATGGCAGCTTTGATTAGTTGATTTTGCATGGCCCTACCTTTGCTTTGGCTATTGTCTAGCAACATAGGACTAATAATTTCACCTGCTCTACCATTCTTGACCATATCTTTTTGCCCCATTCTGAGCGTATCAAGAGCATCTTTATAGCGAGTGGAATCTGAAAAGTTGTAGCGTCGTTCAAAAAAGCCGAACTCTTGTAACTCGATGGTATCATTTGCTAAATTGATTTCTTCTTCAATAGCCAATAGCTCAGATTTTTTCATCTGTATCTGATTATCTATTGTTTGCAATTCATTTGCTATTTGTAATTGTTTATTTAAACTATTTAATTCAGCTGTTTTGGTCGCTATGTCTTGGTTTAGTTTATTTAAGATTAACTCCAAACCCTTATCTTTTGCTTTTCCAAAATCAAACAAACCCATAATATAATCCTTTCTGTTAACTAACCAATTTATAAAATTCTTCCTGAATCATCTGCTCACCCCAACTGGTAGCAATCTTGTTGGTCTCAGCAAAGTAGAGCCAGTTGAAGTCGTTCGGGTCATACTTACTAAGGTACTCCTTTAGCAATTCCCTTACCATAAACCTGTCCGCTTGATTCTCGTAAAGGAGGAGACAGCGGGAGTAGTTGACTGGGTTATGGTTAATATGCCCCAGTTCATGCAGTATCACACGTTCTCGATCCGCATTTGACAGTGCAGCAGACACGTAGATTGTACGTAGGTCAGGGAAGTAGAATCCGTCGCGTTCCCATTGTTGACTGTGAAAAACAAAAAGTGTTACTTTATTTTCTTTGAGTAGTTCATCTATCTTCACTGCCACTTACCCCGATTGATAACTTAATGATTTGCTCGATTTTATAGACATCATCATCAGACAAGGGTTTTCCATCAAATAGGACTACGCTATTGCGTAAATCGGACAAGTCAACCTCTTTTCCGTCTGGTGTCGTGTAAAGCTTTGGATTATCCGTTCTGCCTAACAAGTAGTCAGTAGACACGTTGAAGTAGTTAGCTATTTCAGCCAATCGTTCGGCGTTGGGAGCTTTCGTTTTTAAAGTATAGAAATAATTTGTACTATATCCTAGATTTTCTTCTAACTTTGCTAATGAGATTCCCCTCTTTTTTGCAAGCTCTTTTATTTTTTCTAGTGTTGAAAACATTGTTAAATCAACCTTTCTAAGAGATTGACAAAAAATATTCCAAAAATCTAGAAAAAAGTGTTGACTTATTCTAGAAAAAAGTATAGAATAATTTTTGTAAGATGATTTAGTTAGAAAAAACGAAGTCAAAAACATTCTAAAAAATTAAATAACACGGTCGCCAAACTGTATTTATAAATGATTAGAAGTGTTCTAAACGTTGTTTTTATTATGCCTTGATTATAGACTTTATTATAGAGTTTGTCAAGAAAATATATAATTTTTTCTAACTATTTCGCTTACATTTATATAGAAAGCGAGGAAAAATCATGCCAAATACAAATAGTGGACGCCAAAAAATCTTGGACTACCTAGATGAGAACAATATCACTATGACAACACTTGCTGTCCAATATGGAATGGTACGTCAGGATGTCACAAATATCTTGAACGGTAAACTAAAAAACCCACAAGCAAATCGTTTTATTGCTCGTGTGATTGAAGATTTTAAGATTCGGTAGGTTTAT